AAGATGTCTCCTATCATCACTGAATTTGAGAAATGGTGTAATAGTATGGTCATCATGGCTAAGAATAGGTATGCTGGTATAACCGTATGGACTGATGGAGAATATCATGAGCCTAGTCTGTACGTCAAGGGTATTGAGTTGAAACAATCGCGTATGCCTCCGGTCATGAAAGAAGCCATGAAAGAAACTCTAAATGGTATGTTATCGGGTCGACCCGAAGTAGCAATCACTAAAAATTTAACTTCTCTCATAGATGAGATTGTGTCTGGTGGTTGTGAGGTCGAGGAACTTTGTATGAAGGGTAAATTAGAAAAGTCACTTAAGGAGTATAAGGTGTTGTCCGGTCCTTCTGCTGGCGCAGCGTGGGCCAACGAATATCTAGGCAAAGGTTACGGTGCTGGTTCATACTTCTTAGTGACTATTAATGATGAGGGTAAATATGTCGCCTTCGACAATCCGCAAGACATAGAAGGTATTACTAAGGTTGGGTTCAGAACTCTAGCAAGTAAGTTCGTTGTCGATAAGGTTCTGCCTTATTACAATGTTATGAAGTGGGACGTACAGCCACTTTACAACGCTTTGAACGGATTAGGTAGGGTAGAGTGGGTATAAACAACTTTATATGGTTAGACAACAAGGTGATAATATGAGTAGAGGGAGAAAGCCAAGCATTCGCGAAATAGAACGTGATATAAAGGATATGCGTCAATATCTAACGCAGTTCACGCAAGCGGTTTCTATGGATATTCATAGGTTGAACGTAATCTTGTTCTCGTATCTGAAAGAACAGGGTGCGGCAGAAGAAGTAACCTGTCAGTCTTGTCAGCAAGAAATACTAATACCACTAATAAAGGGTATAGAGCGAGAAGAAATATGTCCCTCTTGTAACAAGCCTCTGAATGAGGGGCAACCAACACTCAACGACTTTACGGGGGAGAGCGAATGAGAGAAGCAGATGAAGTATATGACCGTCTTATACGGTACATAGCAGGTCTAAAGCGAGGTAACGATTTGGGAGATGTGCCACGAAAACTTCTTATCCGCACCCTAGAAGATATTCTTGGTGCGGAGGTAAACTGATGGACGCTACGCCACAACAAATCGAACAATCTTCTTACAAGGTGGGAGAACTACCTATCTTGAGAGTAAGTAAATCTTCTTTCATGAACTACCAAAAGTGTCCTCGCCAGTATTGGTGGAGATACATGAGTGGTGTACCTAGCCCTCCTGTTGGCGAAGCGGCGATTCGCGGTACTGCTATACATTCTGTGATGGAAGCAAGTTTAGTAGATGGACCCGATGTTATACCAGCCGTTGCTGAGAAGGAAGGTGTTGCTGGAGATACTGGAGTTGATGAAATGGCTAAGTTGATTCACGGTATAGCGGCATCTCTTGGCGGTCTTGATGTAGTCGAGGTAGAAGAAAAGAGATACCTCTATGAAGATTTTGTAACCGAAAACCAAGGTACTATCCCTATTATTTGGAGTGGTATGATTGACGGTGTTTTGCGTCATCCAGATGGCGGTATCATTATCGTAGAACTCAAGACAGGTAATATGAATCCTTCTAAGTTAAGTCGTACTCGTAAAGAACTTGTGTTCTATCACAGGATGCTTACACAGGCTGGTTATGAGAACATCACACACTTCCTGTACATCGCTCCAGACTGTACTGATGAACGTATGTTAGATGAGATAGGGAAGCGTGGCAAACAAGTTTGGTTGGGAGAAACTTGTGGCGTTGCAGTTATGGAACGAGTACCAACTAGGTCACTTAATACATTCCCACAATCCTTAAACGACACCATAGAATCTCTAGTTTCCCATCAATGGCCGATGAAGTGGAATGATTATTTTTGCCCCGAATGGTGTGATTTTTCCATGTCATGTGATGGCATACTTAGTGGATTAGAACCGGACGTGATAGCATGAGTAAAAAAGTAACAGTATGTGCAAAAGATGAAGGCACTGGTGATTGTGAATGGGTGGATGAAATGACCCTTTGGAGTGTCACCAGCGAAGAAGGTGGCGAAAGAACTCCTATTGTCGTAGCAGTCTGCGCGTGTGGACATGAGCAGGTGGTTGGTTGAGTTATGTTACTTTCCTTCCCTCGCGAGATTGGTTTACGGCGTAGCATTTGCCCTTCGATAGATAGATTCTCCTCTTACGTTGATACCGTAAATGGTAAAGCAAATTGTTACACATCTTTGTTTTCATTCAAAGAACGTGACCCTCAACGCCCTTGGAAACCAGATTACAAGAGTGTAGTTATTGACCGAGCGTGGTGGGACTTCGATATGGGTGAACGCGGCGGTATAAATGATGTCAAGCGTGACGTAGCAACACTGATAAATCGCTTAGAAGGCGACGTAAGATTGGTTGCTACTGGTCGTGGATTTCACGTACATCAGTTGTTTAGGGAGCCTGTTATCGGTGGCTCATGGGACCGCAAACTAAATCGCTACGAGCGAAGTAAAGCGCATGACCTTAAAACATTGGATGGCGTAGGTTTTGCCAAGAAGATGACTAGGATTCCCGACACATTTAATGTGAGTAGGGGTAGATGGGCAGTCAACATAGATGCGCGTGAATTCGCTGACTCTCCTATGGATTTTACCATACCCACAAGACCAGTAGATGATTACACTCACCTAGACCCGTTTCGCGGAGATGATTTGTCTCCTACGTTTTCTATTACAAAATGGGCTATCGATAATCCCGAAACAGAACAATGGGTATCTAGCGGAACCTTTTCGGGAGAAGTAGGCACACATAGCACTGTGCCTATACCTCCCTGCTTAGATAGAGCAATACAAGTTACCAATCCTAGTCATGAGATTCGTGTAGCCTTAGTTCTACATATGGCTGAAAACCTACGTTGGTTTGCGCCAGCATCTAGTGTCCCGGCTGACAAAATGAAGTCTATGGAAGATGAGATACTGACCTACATTGAGACTTTGAATTGGAGAGACTTTAATCCTAGTGTAAGTAGAGGACACATCAGAACTTTGTTGACTTACGATAGGTCTCCTTCTGCTGGCTGGTACGCTGCTCGCGGTCTTTGTGACGGTCACGACTGTTGGGCGCATAATCTAACAAGAGTTAATTAATAAAGGGAGTTAGCGTAGTATTATCTATGATTCTAATAGATGACCGAGAGAACGAGAAGGTCATACACAAAATGCTTATGCGCGGTGGCGACGCTAATCAATCACCAAACGGCATAGCGAAAGTAGCGCGTTTAGACTCGGCTGATTATATCATAGGTGATATAGGTATAGAAGCCAAAGAAATAAACGATTTGTATAGGTCTATCTTAGGGATAGGTAGAACTAGAACTATCGTAGCGCAACTACGTGACCTTGAAGAAGCATTTGAGAATCCTATGTTAGTTGTCTACGGAACTAAATTAAAACCTTGGGTTCCCGGCGGAAGACCTACTGCTCAATCGGTAGCAAAAGAAATGTCTAAGATGAGGTCTGTTATAAAATCTTTCAAGGTATCTTTTTACTCTAGGTTTCCAAACATAAAATTCATGCAGTTTTTAACTATGGAAGAATTTGTAGATTTTATCATGACAACGCACACAAACCACTTAATTACCGACAGGCTAGGTAACGTACCCAAAACCGTAAAGGTGGCTCAGACGGCAAGCCTAGAGGCTCCTATCAAGGCGTTATCATCCATCCAAGGTATAACACCGCATCTAGCAGAACAATTGATGGATGAATTCATTACGATTCCTAAATTATTAAACAGTAAAACTTCACAAAAACAGTTGATGAAGATTCCCGGCATCGGTAGGGAGAAGGCGCGACGGATATTATCTCTACGTGACCCAATCACGAAAACGAACTAAATTGGTCGCCTAAACCTTTAGTCATGAACGCCGCTCGCTTGAACAATGTTTGTATTGAATGTATCTTAACTGTTCTATAACTAGCAGTATCGTTTCCAGAACCGGGGTCACGGCTAACTGTTACTTCTATATTGTTGCCGTATGTAGAAGCACCATCAAGCAGACAGACAGGTAGTAATTCTACCATCTGTTTATCAGTACCTAAAGCCACTGTGACAGAATGAGTTTTAGATATATCTGTCTCTAAGCATTTTACTGTAACGGAAAGAACGGCTTTTTGCGAGTTCACTCCTGTACTTACCAATTCTGAACCAGCACCACAAGATACCACCGCAGTTACATTTATTTCGTTATTCAAAACATCGATTGGTACTTCTGTGATACCCTGTACTCCATTTTTACTACTACCTGTATTATCGCTACTTCCTATGCCGGGTAAAGTTACTCCATCAGATGTTTTTGTAGCCGCACCAAGATGCGGTGCTATGTTCATACTTTCTCCGGTGCTTGGTCGCATAGCACCCGGCGTAGGACCGGGTTTCTTTTGACCTAGAATACCAAAAGTACCTTGATTACTAAATTGGTCACTATCTAAATTCATTCTTCCCTTCAAGTTACCGTATGAGCCAGCAGTCAGGTTGTTGAAGTTAGTTTCCATAGGCATAGAAGAACCTGTGCCACCAGAAGGAACGCCCGGAGTAAGACCGCCGGTAGGTACGCCGGGAAGAGGGTTATGTGGGTCACTAGGTAGTGGGCCTATATCGGGAGGTACGCCACCGGGGTTAGCCGGGCCTTGTGTATCTGGAAGCAACCAGCCTCTACCATTACTACTCTCTCCTGTGCGCGGACTTATGCCCATAGATGCGATGTAAGGTAAAACACCAGCGGCAGAAAAAGATTCATCTCTTTCCAATCTCAATGTAACTTGCTCTGTGTTTTGTCCACGCACTCTCCAACTTACTCCTTGTGTAAAAAAAGTTTCATCATTCAAATCTAAACCTTTGTCAGTGTAAGTGACTTGTCCACCCGGAACAAACTTAATATCATCTACAACATGAAGTCTAGGAGCATACCATTCACTACGACCATAAGCAAAATCACCGAACTCACTGTATTTTCTGCCCCCTAGTGGGAAAATACTGTTATCGTTACCACCAGTAATGTAACCTGTTGAGACACCAGTAAGACCGTGTGCGTTTTCCAATATATCACTACTAGCGGTTGGGTCGCCACATCTATGTCTTAAAAGCGCACGACAATATTCTGCGTTGAAAGAAACTACTATTTGTGCGCCAGCAGAATTAAGTGTCGAAGAATAAGAAGAAGGTACGACCATCTGATAGAACCCACTATTCTTAACAAACTTATGTGTCTCTCCTCTTCTTGTGGCAACTAATGATGCTACCGTAGAAGACGTGTAACCGTTAGTGGTAGCACTGTTTGAAAATTCGTAATCTACTAATAATAATACAAATTCAGCGTTGTCTATGTCCGTTCCGCTTTGACCGGGCTTTAGTCCAACGAAAACCCTAAGTTCGTTGTTAGTAGTATCGCTTTGTTTTGGCATATCTTGTGGTATGTGTACAATTTGCATAGCGTAATTGACACTGTTAGCACCATAGAAATAATATTGCTCATCATATTCAATATCTGCTGCGCCGGATGCAGTAATAGAAGTATAAGGAGCAGATTGTCCATATCTTGAATGAATATTAGTCGATGTTTTTAAGTTACCATCCATACCGTTTACCATACCGGGGAACGGGGTAAAACCTGCCGCTATATGCGCCCAATCATATGAATATTCTCCGTCTTGATGGTCAAGAACTCTATGGGTATCTGCTACATAACCAAATCTGCCACCACTTAGCATTTTATCGGTTTCTGTTGAACTTCTTATAGGTTCGGCGACAATTGACATTCTCGCTTTTTTAGACCTTTCAAGTTCTTGTTTGGATAAACTAAATGCCTCACTATGATTTATTACTTCGGGATGCTCAAGTATTTTCCATCTTGTAGTGTCCGACACTCCGGGGTCTGGGAAATCTGCAAAAGCAGTGCCTCCCTTGAAATAAGTTCTAACGTGTGTAATCATACTACCCATATCTGTCGTCAAATCGCTTATCATTAAATTACTTCTATCAAAGGCGTAACCCAAATTGTAAGATGGTCTAAATTCTATTCTGCCATCTCTACCAATCATGAAAGAAAAATTCAAAGATAGGGCGTTAGTCCTACCAACTCCAGAATTTTGTTGCGCTGTTTTTACTATACTGTAAACCGTCTTTGACCTAGTGTTAAGAACAGACCCAAAATCATCTTGCGTGTTTGCATCTGTTGTTCCATCAACAGTCATCTGAGTAGTATTTGGCACATTCGCTATGTCGTAAATGGTTGATAGTCGGGTACGTGGTAGCCACGTTTTCATTAGACCAGCATTCCACAACATTCTCATTTTATCACTCTCATAATATGTACCTATGTTTGGAGATTCAACAAACCCCTTTACTCTCATCATAAGCCTTCCTAAGTTAGTAGATGTAACTGCGTTCAAAACTTGAATAGAATTGTATTGTGAGTTAGTAGGTGTGGCTGATACTGTCATAGTAGGGAATAATATTCTAGGTGTATCATATTGAGCAAATTCAGCGTTTATAGCAAGTTCTATTTCAGATGGTGAATAAGTTGTTAGATTTTGTTGTGAAGAAAGACTTGTGCCAAAAACACCCATTAGTTGTTTAGGAACTTCCCATGTATTCCCGGCAGAAAACGCAGAAAAACCCGCTATGTTAGGGTAGTCAGCAATCTTCGTGTTGTCGTTAGCAGCAAAATGTATTTTATCGTACTGTGAAACACTAGGACTGCCCCCGCTTGTTGAACTTATCTGCGTTACTATACTGACTTCTCCTGTTGTAGTGTTTTTAGCAAATGGATAAAGATTAGCACCGAACAACGCAGAAATAGTGTAAGGTATCAAATTTCTAAAATCTGCTCCAGAAACAGTCAAAACATATTCTTTGGCAGAAGTGTCATGGACAATAGTGCCTCCTCCACTAAATGCCGTCATCAATGAATCTGTCCACTGTATGTAGTTTGTAGTTTGTGTTTGATTTCCACCAGCATTACCAGCAAAACCGATAACTCTACCTGTTCCAGCGTAAGGAAAATCAACACTATCTCCGCCTATTTCTATGTGCATATCTCCAGTAGTTATGTTTCTATCTTCGGTAGATGAATCGCATATTATTCTAAATTGATTAGTATGGTTGTTATAAGGAGTGCTTATGTTTTTGTAAGAAGATATAGCCTCCCTATAATAAGAATCTATGAGAGCAACATCTCCTAAACCGTTAGTTACGTAATCTCCCAAATCTGTTCTACCTCCAGCATCTTGACCAGATTTACCGAAGTTAGCAGTAGTGTTTAAGTTAAAGAATTTAGACGTATCTACTATTAAGAAAGCACCGGCCTTATCTTCCCAATCGTGGTATTGTGTTAAGTCTGTTTCGCTACCAGTGGTTTTACAATAATGTATTCCACCACTACCACCGGAGTCAGATGTTACGAAGGTACTTGCTCCTAGAGTAATGGTTGTCGATGTTACAGCAGAAACTTGATAAACTCCGTCGTGTGAACTACTATTAAAAATATGTATGTAATCGTTGGCTACAACACCGTGACCGGAACTAACAGTAAGTCTTATAGCACCGGAAGCGTCTGCTAAAGTCGCAGATGCGTTGGTTGTATAATCTGCTGGTTTAGACCATGCTCCTCTAGTGCTAGTGTCGATATTTGCGTTTACCTCCCATAAGTCTACATCACTACCTAATTTCAAATCAGTAAAGACATCTGGATTACCGTTCTCATCTAATTGGTCTGTATAAAATAAATCTATTTCATAATTATCTACACCCGGCTCAATGATACCAAAAGATTGTTTTCTTTTACCTCCATCAGCATCAGCACGACCATCGTTTCTCATATCTGCCCATAAAACCCAACAGTGTTTGTAGGTATCTTTAGTGGTCAAAATATTAAGTTTTGCTGCTCCGGTGTGATTTTTACTAATAAATAAACACCCTATAAGGAAATAATTACCACCGGCAGTTGCTTTCCCTCTGTAAATAAAGGTATCTGTCGTACCGTCTGAATTTACAAACTCCGCTAAACCTGCGTTTTGAGTAATCGCACTATACAGTGTAGAACTTATCTGTACTGTTGTAGCACCAGAACTGGTAGAAACACCCAAAGAAGTGAACCCACTAGCATGAGTCGCTTTGTTGATAATACCAAAATGATATTGAAACCACAAAGATTGAGGTAAATCTCTCATCCATCTAGCGTGTATGGCTCTTTCTTTTATATCTGTAACACTTGTCGTAACGGGTACTACTTGACCTCTTTCTTTACACATTATACCTACAAAATCATCAGATAATGCACCTGTCTGGAATAATCTTTCGTTAGTCACACCGCCAACCACACCACTACAACCCGTAAGGTCATTAGATGATTTACCAGTATAAGTAAAAAATTGGGCTGCTAAATTTCCAGCGGGCGCACTTTTTCTAATCTTAAATGGAGTTTTCATTCTAGGGTCGCTTGTAGAACTATCGTAAAAATCACTTATGCCCCCACCACTTGTATTTACAGTAACGGTAGTAGGACTGTTTGAAAATGCTCCAGATTGATTTGCTATCGCTTGATGTCTATTACCGAAGGTTCCATATTCAGTTGGAGCAGGTGTATTAGTAGTGACTATGTAAAAATGAGTAGCGGCAGAAGTAAGAGCGGCGGTTGCTAGATACCAAGCATAAAGTGTTTGTGTTCCGCCGGGGGAACTATAACTATTCGCTACCTTTCTTACTGATACTACTCTGTGTGTTTTATTAGATATATCTCCGTAATTTGCATATGTACCTGTACCCTTTGAGTTTTCGGGTACTGTGAAAATATCTCCTGTTTTTAGTCCGGGGTCAGTAGTAAAGTAAAAACAATATACGTCCATTTCTGTTGCGTTGCTTGTGTGTACTTGACCGTTTCCACTCCAGTTATATTTACCCGCATATATGAATTCTGAATTATCTTCTACATAAGGTAAATCACTAGAACTAAATTCAAGGAATTGTATTTCATCGTAAGTACCTCGGTTTTGTAACGCTCTCATAAACATAGTACCCACAGTTGAAGGGCTGATACCATCTTTATTGTAACCACCACTACCACTAGCCGCAGATGTGTTGACTATATTGATTGTATCTGATGTGGTGTAGCCGGGATTGCCGTTAAGGTAAACTACCGTGTTACCACTAGCCCCATTTCTTTTACCAAATCCTAATATCCCAACACCCTCATATTCATTTTCTATATCGTTGGGTCCAAAAGTATCTTCATTGTTATACATCTGTATAGGATGAGCAGAATACACCTGTGTTCTTTGGTCTGTGCGTACAGCATAAGAATCTACGCTTTCTAAGCCTACGGTAGATTTTAGTGTCTTTAGTGGGGACGCACCGAAGTAAAACGCACTATTGAAATCTTGCGCTTCTCTAGTCCAGTAAGCAGTTCCTTGCTCATTCGTATTCAGTCCTTTCTGACCCAACTCCCAAAGAGGTACTTGTCTATCTAGTAAAGATAGTGGGTCACGCGCTGAAAGATTTATTTGTCTAGTTTTTGGGCCTTGTCTTATAGACATATTTTCTAAAAAGCCCCACCACAAAGGACGATTAAGATTACCGTGAAAAAGAAGAAGCGACCAATCATTGACAGCACCAGTGAAAATTTTATTAAAGAAATGAACATAGTCTTGGTCCCTAAGCCCAACTGCGCCAGTAGACGTATTCATTCCGGGGTCATCACTAATTTTTAGTTGCATGGTAGATATAGCATTTACATTAGAAACTATATTCATAGAATCGATAGGAGGCATTTGAGTTCCATCTGCTCTCTCTGTCAAAGATTGATACAAACCAACTCTATCTAACATAAGAGTGTAATGATTATCGTTAGCAGCGTTAGTTCCTTCTTCTACAATAATCTGCCATCCTTTCATCTCTGACGGTAGGAAAGAACCCGATGTATCTGCGTTGTTATTCATAGTGAATGGGCCATCTGCACCACTTGTATTTTTTATAGCCGTACCATCCTTGTAAACTGTAAATCTGTTATTGGTATAATCTATAACAAATTCTAAATCTATCCACAATGAAGCAGCGTCGTAAGTGCTACCGTCCCAAGTAGTTATATGATTGTGATAATCATATGTACCGCCCAACCCGTTGTTAGCAGCGGTACTAGCACCCAAATCTATTTCCCATTCGATAGCGGCGGTATTTGTGTTTTCAGAAAAACCTTTTTCTCCAGTAGGTGTAATAGAAGACGGAAACCCTATCTGTATTGTTAGTTTTGGCGAATTAGCCACATAACTTTGCGCTAAATTACCCATAGACAAAGATTGAATAGCAAAACGTAAACCAAATGTATCGTTGTCTTGTCTGCTATTTAGAAGGCCATCATATGCAATCGCTGGTCTTTTTTGACTATCTACTACTATACTAGCGTTGTCATCAAAACAAGTTTGTATGCACAAGAAAGGCATACCAGATGGAGAACGATGTGGCATATAGTGAAGTCTAGGTGTCTCTACGGTATCACTAGAAGGGGTTGTAAAATGGTTAAAATCAAAGTTTCTTTCTGCCATCCAAACGCTTGTCAAATGAGCGCGTTGCATATAACCTACGTTAGACGGACCTACACTATTTAATTTACCTGCACTACTTTCACCAGTAGAAGTACCAGCGTCATAATATTGGACTGTATAAGGTTGTCGTTCATCTCTACCGAAAGTAGAATCATAATCTCCTGTCGGTATGTAGTATGAACCGGCTGTATCGTGGCCGTTACAAAACAGCAAGTAACCCTCGCTACCAGAATTGTTGAATCTGTATTTGTTTGCTATGTGACTATCTGGATATTGTAGTTGCGCTCTACCTTCCCAATGTTCCGGGTCTTGTCTTGATACATCATAGGTAAGCCATTCTGCGGGTCCAGTATTTTTTAGAAATTTGTTAGTGGCGGTAGCAACACTTGTGCCACCAGAAGTAGGCGTTGTACTCCCATCATATTGCTCTCGGTCTGCGAAAGACCAACGATAGCGTGTATTGAGAGTAGCCTCTCCATTCATCGGGTTGCCGTAGTGCGTGTTAGCATGGTCGTATGTAGCAGTTAGACTTGGGTTGTTGTTATCATTGGGGATTGCTCTCGCACCATTAAAGTCATCGTAATAACCAGCCAAAAGAAACTGATATGCAAGTGTTGTCGCTCTAACCATTTCTCTCTCTCTTAATCTATCAAAGTCGTGCGCCAGCCGCCGCTCCTACTACCATCGCAGGTGGAATACCAGATTCCATAAGGGCTTGTGCCATGATTTCAAGAATTTGATTTGCTATATCATCAGTAGTAACACCATTGAAGTTGTTGGTCTGAATAACTTCTGTATGTGCTACAAAATTCTCTACGCCCTGTTGTTGAACCTGTTTTACCAAATCACCAGTAACATTACCTGCTTTGAATCCAAAGAATAACTCCTCTCTAGCACTACCAAACCTTTGTATTTCGTCAGTAGCGTCACCGTAAGCACCGCTAAGATTCATTACAGACTGCATTTCTGCCGTTTGTGCGTCCATAAGTGCTTCTGCGGCCCTTGCCGACTCTTGCATCCTAGTGTTAAAGTCTTCCATATCAGATTCAAAATCATCCATTTCGTCACCAAATAGACCGAACATATCCAAAAGTTTCGCGATACCAACCGCCGCCAAAGTAAGACCTAAACCAACGATAGTTGTTTTACCAAAAGCCTTCAACGCTGTTGTTGCAGTCATAGTAGATGCTGATAATGCTTGCATGGCGGAAGCGAAAAGTCCTGTTCCTCCAGCCGCACCAGTAGATGCTACACCAGCACTTGTACTAGCCGCAGTAAAAATACCCATTTCTGCAACTGTCAAACCCATAACCATAGCCATCATAATCATTTGAACCCTAGAGGCATCAACGTCTGCACCGAAATGATTTAAAACATCTGTTAGTGGCCCAACGGCCATAGTTGCCGCCATAGCACCCATCTGCATCATCATAAAACCAGATGATACTTTCATTAAATGTTGAAAATTGAATTTTTCTATTTCATCGTTCTGCATTTTTAGATTAAAGATTATTTTCTTACCTGTTTCAAACTCTTGCTTAGATACATGATTACCTGCCGTTTTAATTCTAACTGCTTGTTGTAACATAGGTATTTCTTGTTCTAAAAGAAGAATAGTCGCTGTCTTATCAGCCCTTTCGTCTTTTGTTAAAATATTTAAGTTTTTGTGATTTATTGTTTTTTCTTTTATTTTTTCTAATTTAATATCATCAAGTGATATTTCTTCTCTAAGTGATTGTAATTGCTGTTTGGCAACAGGTATGCGGGCTTTGTCTGCGGCCAGTTTTTGACCACTAAAATCCTTTGCATAACGGGCCAAAGCAATATTTTCCCTTTTAATCCTCGCCTCTTCCTCTTCTAAAAATAAACCGAGTCTTGTTAGATTATTACCTTCCGCTTTAATCTGTTTACTTTGCTCAAGTAACATTTTTCCTTCTCTTCTTAGATTATTTAAGTGTTCTTCTTTGTTAAATCCAGCAACCGCTTCTCCATTTAACGCTCTCATAACTACAACAGTGGTCATCAGACCTAGAGACATCTGTTTGAAGTTAAGGTTCATCTGCATAAGCGGACCTAGAGTGGTACTCATCATTTGTTGGAATTGCGTCATCCCTTGTATCAAATCACCAACAACAGGCATTTGTATAAAATCTAAATACGCTTCGTTAAATTCTACTTGTTTTTCGGTGGCTTTTACTACTGCTGGTAAAAGAGCATCACCTATTTCACCACGAACATTATGTAGTGCAGTTTCCGCCTGTGTTAGACGAACAGACATATCTGCAAATCTATCATTCAATATATCCACAATAGGCGCAGTATTGCCGGTAGCCTCACCCATGAGGGTTTGCATTCTTTCTGTGCCTTCCATCAATTTGAGCATACGAACATAATGATTGTTACCTGCAACAGTTTGCGCTATTCTTTGTCTTTCTGCCTTTGATAAATTAATAGTGCTATTATCTAAATCAATCAATATTTCATTAAGTGGTCTTAAAGTACCGTCCGCTTTTTTAGTTGCGATGCCTAATTTTTCTAACTCGGTAGCAGCACCGTTAGTATCAGCACCAAGGCGAGCGTAAATCATACGCAACGCACGACCAGCCTTTCCTTGCTCTTCACCAGCCTCAATCAATACCGCAGACATAGCGGCCATTTCTGCTATTGATTCGCCAGTCAAATGAGCCTGTGATGCAAACTGATTCATGACGAAAGTAATTCTCTCCATGTTGGCCGCCGAATGGTCTTCGACTGCGTTTAGTTCGTTAAGAGTAGCGATACTAGCCTTTCTAATTTGATTGCGTTGCTCATCTGCACTCATAGCATCAAATTGTGCTTGTGTGGTTCCACGCATCATAAAACCAGTCTGCTGATGTAAGTTGATTAGCCTTTGCATGGCTTGTTCTGCTTCCATTTCACCAATCATACCAAACGCTAGACTCATTTCAGTAGCGGCAGGTACGGCTTCTTCGCCGAGCATACCAGACAACTGTGCCATCTTAGCACCGGCTCGGAGTGCTTGGTCGCCAGTGAAACCAAACTGCACACCAATATCTTTTATTTCATTTCCCAACCTAGCCTGTTCAGCGTCGTCAATAAACTTATCGAATTCAATCCTAGCAGCAGCGATTTCACGGGAGAGAGGAACAGTAGCATCTACCATTTCTTGTATTTGTTCGCTGGCTAACATCGCCGCTTCTTCTATACCGGAGAAAGCGTCTAAAGCAAGTGATTGAAAGGTAGTGAAGGCTGCTCCTCCCTCCATAATCAAACGATTTGCTTGGAAAGTACCTACCACATCGAAGAAAATCTTAGATGCACCAGCACGATTTACAACTAGCGTGGCCGCGAATACGACTGCTATAAACCAAGATGGGATGATACCTAAAAGTTCAATCATTCCTTATCCCCACTTTCATTACTGCCCACAATCGGGACATTCGCATCTCTCAATGCGGTAAACAGGTCTTTGTTGTTGTTTAAGAGTTGGCGTTCCTCTCGTCGTTTGTTACGTCTATCAACCATAGATTTAGCATCCCTTTTAGCATCCTTACTAGCCTCGCTAATACGGTCATTGATTTCTGATGCTACCAGCATATCAATTTCAAGTTTTTTCTGCCCTCCCTCGGAGTCATATCGGTCCCAAAGGTCTGAGGGCAAAACACCCTTAAACGCCATACACAATGGGGTCGCTACTCCGAGGAATTGACCAAAGGGATAGCACCCTCCGGGTCATCACCACGCACGAAAGAAAGTAGACCCATAAGTTCTCCAGTAGTTAGAGTGTCTATATCAAAATTTTCTTCTAATATACAACCCGGAACCCATGAATTTATCTGTGCTTCCATTCCGCCTCCAGCCGCGTCAAGAGCATCAGAAAACTCTATGTTTTGGTCTTCTGTCCATTCTGCGGGGTTAGCACCGAAATGCCTAAACTGACGAAATATTTTCGCTTGTATAGTTTCGATTTTTAATTTCTGCATACCGGATGCTTGTCGCACCCAAATCTTGCGTCCGTCTTCTAGTTCAATTTCCTTTTTTAACACCGGCATCTTTCTTCACTTTTCCACTTTTCTTAGCCTTCTTCTTTGGCTTCTCTTCACTTACTGGTTCTGTATATCTTCTCGACATTCTTAATCACCTATTACTGGTCTTCAAACACCACATACACAGTAACGTCGTTACTGTTCTTGTTTCTCTCGTATATGATTTGATAGATAATATCGTTGTTAGCAAATGTGCTACCACGAAGGAATGTTTGTAGTTCTGATGCAAGACCAGCCAGTGTGGTCTTTAGTTCTGCAACAGTAATCTTTGTCTTATCGACAATCTTAATCCCACCATCACCGACTGCCATTATTCTTCACTCTCCTTCTTTGAAGCCTTCTTAGCCTTCTTAGGTGTAGCCTTCTTCTTAGGAAGTCTGCGAATGAATTTTAGCGCAACGCTTTTGTTCTCAAGTCTTGCTAGAATTTCTGCGGAAGCCTCATCGACTTCATGCCCAAGAGATTCTGCTAGTTCTATGAAACTCATTTAATCACCTCAAGCGTCATACTGTGTCGATGAAAGTGAAGTTCCTTGTGCCGTTACTCTCATAGCACCAAGGTTATCATCATACAAACCGACAAAGTTCACGGTCATTGTGTTAGTATCACGACCACTTACTGATGCTTCGGGAGCCTCAAAACGCACATTAAAGAATTCTATAAATATGAAATCTGCACCTGCTTCATCTAATAATTTTAGGCTCATTGAAGGGTCTGTTCCGTCGTTATACGCTAAACCATCAGCCGCAATCAACTCATCGTAAGTAGGCTCATCAAGAGAACTTGTATAAATTACCTTGTTAAACTCGATTGTTCCGCTGATTTCTCTGCGCTGTGCTGGAGGTGCGCGTCCATATGTACTACTACCTATACCGTAAGCGTTATCTGTATCACGATTTAGGTTTATATCAAGAGAAAATGATTTAACAGATGCTACTGCTGCTGGTGCGCTACCAGTTCCATTATCGAACTTAACTTCTCCGTTAGCGAAGTATAGTGCATCGAGAGCGACACCATCGAATGTAGGGGTAGCAAGACTGGCGGTTGCCGATTCTGCCTTTCCAACGAAGCCAACACTCATTGTAGCGTATTCTCCAACCGAAGCACTGACGTTTAGTGTGTTAGTCATCATACCAGTAAAAGTGTGTTCTTTCTCTTCGCGTCCAACACGAATAGTAAATGAAGGATAAACACCAGCAGATGCGCTTGTAAGAGAAGGCTCTGTTAGAATGTGTTTGTAAATTGAACCAGATGGGTTACTTGTTGTGTCTTGTGGGAAGAAAGAGTAAAGTAAGTTGCCTACGAAATCATCGACTTGCATAGCAAGATTGATGTCGCCTTCTGAATGTTCTGTTCCGGTTACGGACTTTGCACTGATAGGTCGGCTCATGTCTTCGCGAGTCATAAGTTCAAAGTTATGTTGAATAGATTCGTCATCTACTTCCCCGAATACTTCTCCGTTACCTGTACCCGCAGTAGGTTCAGTACCGTAACTGGCTTCTTTTTGTAGAGAAACATATCGATTTAAGAATTCAACCATAGGTTACACCTCGACGGTAGTTGTTGATTCTCTGATTGATTATTAAGCATTCGCACTTATCATCGGTGTCGCATATCGATTCTACGCATATATGTTAGTTCCATTCGATGTACGCAAACAAAGTCATCGTTGTCCATACGAGGACTAAATTCAGCAACATACGAAATAATACTATCAGTAGTTCCTTCTACACCTGTGTTCGTGTAAAGTTCGTCAAATATTTCTCCAATAATGTTTAGGCCAAGACGATATGCGTTTTCATAATTAGTACCCTTTGTGGTTACAAAAATCATAACGTCATAGTTCTGTGTTATCTTTGCTCCGCCTAACGATTCAAACTCAGGCGACCCCAAATCTTTTATCATAACATGGACTGTCGGAGGCGACAATCTATTCAACATATCCATAGAAAGGTCATAGCCATATATCACAGAAGAGTTGTCCACCTGTGTTTTTAGGTACATACGTGTACTGTTTTTTATTTGGTCTACTATGGCAAGACCCATACGAACCAAAGCATCTTGAGCGAAATCAGATGTTAGTAGTTCGTCTGGACTAAATGACCCAAGGCTTGTGTAGTACACTGAACCCCAATCAACTGTACCGGACGAGTTACCCCACCGCACATCTTTACCAGAACCACTAGAAGCGGTCACAGATAGGAAATGTGTAGCACCGTCGTCATCCTCGATAATCTCACGCATATACAGTCTAGCATTACCACTAGCATCTAGTGTAAGGCGTAATATAACTGCTACCGGATTGTCGTCAGCCAATGCTAAATCAAGGTCTGGTGTAGTAGCCGTACTAGCACCAACAAGGTCTAGGGTAGATGAGTTGCCTTTTGCTCTTACTTCTACTCTGTAATCACCATTATCTAGGCGCATAAGCACAGTGCCATCGCTAGGTAACGCTCCTGTGTTTGGAAATTTTAGAGCAGCAACAAGAGTATAATCGCTCGTTGTAGGAGTTTGTGACCAATAACCGTTGCCACTGATTCTCCAATACTCTCCACTGGCTGCACCACCGCTACCAGTTTCAGACCAAGAATCGTTGAATGTTCCTGTCAAGGCGGCTGGATTTGTACCGTTCATACGACTTGTCCAGTATTGAGTCTTAGTTGCGATAGCCATTATACCTTCACCTCATCAAACGCCTTACGAAGTGCTTCCGGCACTCTCTTTTCTATTTTCTCTTCTATATTTTTTTCTGCTTTTGGTAAAAACGCTTCCTCGGCTTCCCTTGCGGGGCTAACGTAACCTTTTTGTAAAATTAGTTTAAATCCTGTGCCACTTTTTTTAGCGGGGGTAGCAAGTTTTCTTTGCTTTAAAGGCTTACCTGCTTTTTTTCCAAAAGCAAGAATACCTGCTATGTTCTCTCCACGACTACCTATAATACCTGTGAAGTTATCTCCCGCACCAAAACGTAAAACAGGTATTTGTGTTGGGCCAGCACCAACAATATCAAAAGTTACTTCATCGGCAACTTTATCGAAAATATCACCGCTGGCTGTGCTTCTAGTAGCAAGTCTACTTTGTGTATTACGAACCTCTTCCTCACCAATTTTTTTAAGAGTTTTAATAATTTCATCCACCGCCTCTTTGCCAAATTTTTGTAAATATCTTTTGGCTTCTTTGGTGATACCCGGTGTTTTTATATGAATCATCTAATCACCTCAATCTACTGAACCGAGGTGTGCTAGGCGTACTAGGTTGTTAGTACCTCTTTCGCGTAATGTAGTACCTCTCATTCCACCTTCAACGCCTGTTGTTTGGAATGTTGATTCATCCTCGTAATAATATGCTGCTGATAAATCAGCGCAAATCTCACGCAGTACGTGAGCCTCTTCACCCTCTTCCACAGTAACGCCGGAAGCATGGTCGAAAGATATGCCTGTAACACCTGTAAGGTCGTTAGTAGATTTACCACTCCACTTGAAAGAATCACCATCTACGTTACCGTTACCCGCACTACTAAATCCTGTACCGCTAGTCAAAGTAATGGTAGTAGCACCAGCAGAAATAGCACCATTTAATGTGGTACTTGCTATCTCGCGTGATGGCACATCTCTACCGTAATCGCGATAGCATTGGTCAATGTCGATTGTAGCCCTACGGATTGCGCTAGTTATGCGTGTGGTGGCGCGTGTACGTTGCTCACTGTTAAGACCTAGACGGGAGCCTACGTCTGCGACGGAGCAATAGTAAGCCATTGTCTATTCCTCCTCTGGAAAATAGAGGTCTAACCATTCTAAAAGATAGCGAGGATTATTGTCCATCCTTAGCATCCTCCACCGCATCAGCGATTTCTTCAACCTTATCAGTTGCTTCGCTTACGGTGTCAAGGACTTCTTCAAGACTAACTTTACCGTCAGCCATGATGCTCTTGTATTTATTCAAGCCCCATGCACCTGCACCGACTACTAACATTATTACTGGAATCCAAATTTCTAAATCGCTCATTTTTCTCACTCTCTATCATACACTATTTGTTTAACTGCCGATAACGGAATCACTGTAAAAGGTCTATCTGCACCCGGCCTGTATATCTTGTAGCCATGTGGTGTTTCTTCAATGTTTACATGGGTAAACGATTTTTCAGGCGGTTGATATACTATTTTTCCGGGTCTTTTTGTCATTCATTCATCCACTCCGTAAGTTGTGCGTCTGTTGGTGCAGTACCAAGGTCAGAAGGCCATGCCCTGCGTATAAAAACAGATTGATTATTCGTCGCATCCCAACCGACCACACCGTAAAGCACTTGGTCAAGTGTAGGATATTGTTCTGCCAATACTTGTTGTAATGTTTTACTCATACTCCAAACACTCTCCTAATTGATAATTGCGCGAAATAAATTGTTTTAGCAGAACCAATATTCTGATAAACTGCTAAACCTACTTGGTCATTTTGTGATAATGCTAGATAATACTGCACAGGATTTATGTCTCCACCATCACTGTTACCAGTAAGGCTAAACGTAGCACCCAACGATGCACTTCCCCCACTACTGTTCTGTGTGATTCTAGCGATGTAATAAGTGGTATCGTTACCAGCCCATCCAGAAAAACCTACCGCCGCTTCAACATAATAAAGACCGTCTGCTGGTATGGTATAACCTTTTTTAGTGCCGCCACCTGCATAGTTAGGCACATCTGATGTAGAGCCTACTAATGGTGTGCCATCCAAACTTACGTCTGTCCATGTTGCGCTATTGATGCTAGGAGTTCCACTAGGCACTCCAACAAACTCAGTTACCATAGTGCCTGTACCGGGCGCACCAGTCAGTATAGTAGTAGCCACGTCAGAAAATGTAGCAGTTTTTAGATTGTCACTATCGTCTGTGTCTTGGATAAGTATTTCGTCATTTAGAGCAGGGGTTACGCTAGTGATTGACATACCATCTAACGCCGATTTAACATTGGTCGCATCTGTTACATCTGCTGATGCTTCTATACCGTCAAGTTTGGTTTTATCAGCCGAAGACATAGAACCTGCTGCACTTGTCGTTGCCGCGCTAATACCGATTGTACCTGTGCCTGTTATTGTGCCGCCTGTTATGGGAGCGGAGGTAGCAACAGAAGTGACTCCTCCGCCACCGGAGCCGAGGGTAGTATCTGTCCCATTTTCGTCAGTAAAAACAAGAGTATTTGGTGTAGTTGTTTTAACCCATAAAAGACCGTAACCGCTACCGGGAGAAACAGGATGGTCACTTCCTTCGGTAATTTTTATTGCTCTATCAACGTGTAAGTGGTCGGCTGCAAAAGTAAGATTAGAGTCAGTGCTAAGTACATTCATATCATTCCCTATAAGAATACTACCTTTTGTAACAGTTTGAAGTCCAGTTCCTCCTTGCGGCACACCGAAAAACGGGCGAGGGTCTACCGAAGAGTAAATACCATCGGCCACTTGCACAAAGTTCCAAGTTCCCTCAATAGTAGGTCTTTTGACACACCTAACCTCACTTCCGGGGTGTTCTGCCGGACCTACAAAAATACCACCTTCTTCTATTGTCAATGAATTACAAGAAAGAATATGACCAGAATCTAAAAGACATTGTGTTCCATCGACATCACCCTTTGATATGATTACATCATGATGTTGTGCATAAAAATTAGCACCGACACCAAAATTAGTCTCGCCTTCTGCTGGAAATCTGTACGCCGATGCGCTTTGTGGAACAAATGTACAAGTAGAACGGTATGCGTACCAATAATTACTACCTACTGTTAGTGTCCCACCAAACTTAAATTTTTTAAGAAAATCATTAGAAACAGGAAAATAAGTGGTTGATGCTTTTCTTACTTCACAAGATGCAGATACAGTTACATTTAACATATCTACAAGACCATACGTGTTAAAAGGTGTCCCATAAATAAGAGCAAGAAAAGATGTGCCACTAGCAGCAGTAAAAGACATATTAGGATAAACACCGTCATCGAGAATAATGTCTACGGTGTCTGCTGTATTAAATGTATAAGTTAGGTTTGACCTAGAAGACGGATTTACAAATACACCCAAAACATCTGTGTCTAGGTCGCTATCTGAACTAGAATCAATTTTGACATAAGATTCTATGTTTCCGGTAAAAGGCAAAGCACCCGTAAAATTAAATGTGAAGGCGGCAGTAGCGGCTAATACATTTGTTTTTTCTATTATTAAACCAGCGGAAGTTAAGTTTAAAGTTCCTGATGAATTTATAATCCATACTTGGTCAAAAGTATCATCTATTTTAACGCCCTGTACCGTAGCGATAGCCGACGCATCCCACACGCAATCTGCTGCGGCAGTTGAGTTGAATACCACCACGTCACCGGAACCGGGCAGGGAACCTCCCACCCAATTCGCCGCTGTACCCGCCGCAGTAGAAGAACTTCCTTGCCAAACAACATCAGCCATACCTTACACGCTCTCTTTCAGTCATCGTTTAAAGAACCCGATAACTGCGCACTCGTCGTTCCGCCCACACGGGTAGTTGTAGCACTTGTATAAAATGCTGAACCTCCCTTTTCTTCTATGGTACGGAGTGCTTCTAGTGCCTGTTTTTCAAAGGACTTCAATTGTTGATTGTATCTAATATCTTGAGTGCCTTGCTCCTTTTCAGGATGCACCGCTGGTATAGTATCAACAAGTACGCGCAGACAATCTACGCATACTAGGAATTTTATTGCTGATTCTTTTAGAGCATCTGTTGGTGCGTTATCAGCAGTTACACCAAAGTTTGCACCGCGAGCCTTCTTATTTACTTCTGCGGTACGAATAGTAACATACTCGGTAATTGTGGCTTCGTTAAGGCCGCGTGGACGATTTAGGAGTTCACGAATCTGCGTTGTCGTTACTGCCATCGCTATTCACTCCGTAGTCCTTTGGTATCTCTATTACTACGGTGTCTTTTAGAGGTTCCGTAGTTCTTTGTAGGACAAACACTATTTTGCTTTCTATAATCTCTTTAGCCATATCACTGTTAGGAATCCAATACATCGCTTTTGTATCAGTCAAAAGTCGTACTGGATGGTCCGGCATTCTTGTAGATGGTTTAGCCAATCTTACAATCCATCCGGGTCCGGGTAGCCAGTGCTTAAGCCTATGCTCATAATCAGCGATTTTGCCATCCTTCGGAATAGGTATGCCTTGCTTACGCAGTTGTTTGGCAAGACCAGCCTTAGTAGCCAAAAATATCACCTTAAGCAGTTCTGTACACTACAACATATACAGATGTTGCAGCAGCATCGCTACCGGAGTTATCAGTCTGTGTTACGCGAAGTGTATCTCCAGCAGCCAAAGTTCTGTGACTTGCACTCAAACTTGAAGCAGCAACAACAGCACCAGCAGCACCAGCGTTGTTGATAGCGTTACTAATATGGTTAGAACCAGTTCCTTTTGTTACTTGTATTGTATCAGATGTGTCTCCAGCAGCGTTGTTAATGATATAAATATCAATCACTTGGCAACTTTCTGCAACAGTGATGTCGTAGTTAGCAGTTGCTCCGCCAGTAACTTCAATCTTATACACAAGAGGGAAAAGAGGAACATCAGAAGTAGCGTTTGCTGTAACCGGCCTAGATGCTTCACCATCAAGTAGGTTTTGTAATTTTCTGTTAATGTTCTTTGTCATTTTTCCACCGTCCTAGTATTATCAACCCGTTGTTAAGATTAAGCCCTTACGCCTGTAATCTTCACAATTCGGTTGTTAGTACCAGCAGATGCACCGTCTTGGAACTCATGGATAACAGTACCCATGTAACCAGTCAAGAGCCAGTCGAAACCAACGCCCGGAATACGAGTCAATTCTGTTTCTTGGTAGCCGGGTCCGTTGTATGTGAAGAATTCAGCAGTTTCTCCGCCCGGAATCATTAACAAAGCGTCGTTTCCTAGCGCACTGGATGAACCGAAATCACGGGAGTAGTACACAGTCAAGTTAGCGATTCTTCGTAGGTGGTCAGTCATTGACTCTACTACGTTACCAAAGAGTTGTGTGTTTAGCATAGCACTTCTCTTGTCAGCAGGTAGTACAAGAGCCATTGGCTCGTCACCAGAAACCTTTGCGTTAGCGAAGATTAAGTCCATAGAATCTAACAAGTCTTTTTCCTCATCAGCAGTAGAAGCACCAAAGGTAGCAGTTGCAGCCTTGGTTTGTCCAGCACCAGCCATCAATTTTGTTAGAATGTGGTTGTCGATAGTATCTGCACGACCACGAATGATTGCCAACTGTTGCCTGTCGATGTTTTCAAAGGATTCGCCTCTGAGTCTTACAGCGTCTAGGAAAGTGCATCGTCCCTGTCCCTTCTCTAATTGTACTGAGTAGTTAGCAGTTCCAATCTTTGTTGGGTCTACGATTGCTACATCATCTAATGGGTAGGTAAAAGTTCCAGTGATTCCAGTGAACCATTTGAAGTCTAGCCAAGGTACACTTCGTACTCCGACAAGATTTGTACCAACGCTGATGACGTTAGATTGTAGTTGGATAAAGTCTCTTAAGGTCTGCTCAAGAACTTGGTCGCCCGGTCCAAAAGGCCCAGCAGCCGCTTCTGCGTTCAATATTGTGTCTAATGTTTCGTTTGCCATTTTATTCATCTCCTTAAGCAGTTGCCGCTCCAGCAGTCATAACAGGAATCATGTCACCAGCACTACTGCTAGTAGTTTCTCCTTCTCCTACGTAAATTCCCAAAAGTTTTCGGGAAGAGGAAGTTGTACCGACTAATCCATCTGCTTGTGCATATACTAAAAGTCCGGTAGTGTATGTTTGGGATGCTTCTGACTGAACCATCAAAACCCCGCCTAATGGGAAGAAAGATACTGTTGCTCCAGCAGCAGTTTGTAAAACACCATCAACATCGCGGGTTGAGTCACCTGCTGATACACCGATAGCGATTTCGTTAGCCGCTGTTAGGTCTAATGTGTTGTTAGTGCTGTCGTTAGTTAGTAAAAGTCCCGGTCCACTAACAGTGGTTCCGGTCTTTAGAGTTCCGTTTCTTGGGTCTGCGCCACTAAATTGTACCATCTTAAATCATCTCCATTCTTTCTTCAAAACTTGGTGCGCGCATTGAATCACGCTCTGCAACAGCAAGTGTCTTGTTCCAAGCGGAAGCCCATGCGTTCCATGCCTTTTCGTAAGCCTTTGCATCGGTTTCGACAATTTTGCCGTTGAGGTAGTTAGAAACCACAGCAGTTGGCTTCTCGGAAGCAATAACTTCTTCGGAAGCAACCTTTGGTTCTGCGACAGGAGCCATTTCTACTGGCTCCGGGTCTGGATGAGATTCGCGCCAAGATGCGATTAGACTCTTTAGTGTGTCTGTGGATAATTCTTCATGACCGCTCATACCTAGTTCAGAAGCCTCGGAAACTAATTCCATTCTTACTTCTTCTGCACGGGCTTCTTCTGCGGCCTCAAATTCGTTTACTCTTGCATTTGCTAAAACGAGTTGAGCCTTAAGTGCTTCAATCTCGTTAGCATCATTCTGTTCTTCATCGGTCATAGCAATCACCTGTTGTTGTCCCTCCTCAGTAGGTGAATGATACTTAAGCATTTCAGAAGCCTTCATCTCTACCTTTTCAGTCTTTATTCGCTTTACTGATTCGATATTAGCCCTCGGATATGCTGGTTTATGGACTATGGCTAGGTGGTCAAACCGGAACCTTTCACCGAACACAATTCCGTCCTCGGAGGACGATACTGGTATTCCTGTACCTCCTATGGAAACTCCATAGTTTTCACGGTTCCAAAGACCAGACTCAAGAGCGGCAAACAATTCTGTGCGTATCACATGAGCCACGTAAGTTACTTCCCAACGACCATCGGAAAGGTCACGAATGGATGCTTGCTTGACTACACCGACAACGGCTTCGTCAACATCACCATTCATGTTGCGGGTGAAACCCGCCCCTTCCTCACGGGCTTTAGGATGGTTGAGTGTTACATCTGCTCCCACCATTTGCTCAACCACAATCTCTGCGCCTTCGCGAGTCAGGGACCATTTATTCTTATTCATTCCTTCGTGGAAAGCAACTCCACGTATCTCTAGTATAGTTTGTTTTGTAGTAGCCTCTACAACTGCAACAACATCTGAAACATCTAAATCGATAGTAACAGAAATTTCTTCTGCATAACCATACTTATCTTCTTCATGGTCTTTCTTGTGTTTTGCTTCGTGGTCAGACCTAGTATGTGGTTTATCTTGGTCTTTGAATTTATGTCCTTCATGTGCCATCTTACACGCTGCTTCGCTGTTGCCCATAGCCATACATCTATCCATGTATTGTTTATGAGTTTCATCCGACTTAGGAGTTGGTGTACTATGCTCTTTTGCTTCTGCGTTATTTAGCATCATTTCCATGATTTCGTCATCATCATACCATTCATCTTCATCAGAAGCCATATGTTCTTTCTTTTTGTGATACATAGCCTCTTCTTCTTTCATATGATAAGAAGCCTCTTTCATTTTATCATTGAATTCTTTCATATCACCACATGGCATAAACATAGTTTTGCCTTCTATATCGTGAGTATGTATTTTATTACAGCCCATTTCTCTAGCACGGTCCATAGCCTCGCCGGGATTATCGTACATTTCTCCGTGTCTTTCAGCGATTGCGTTATCATCACCGTCACAACCGCAACCGCAACCGCCCATAGCGACCAAATCTTCGGAGTGATTATTCAATTCTTCTGATGCTCTAGGATGATTAGAAGGTAAAAGGTCGTTATCTTGTACATACTTGGGATTAGATGGTTTGCCACTTCTAACTAATTTTAAGAAGGCATTGACTCTTGCCATAGACCAAGCAGCCCTTGATACCCCCGGTCTGTGAGAAGTAGAGTAAGCACCAGCACCTCTACGATATACAGCCTTTAATTTACCTAGTGTAACTTTACGGTCTGATTTTTCGTTGTGTTCTTTTACTTTCTTTTGTAGTGACTTAGTAACACTTTCTGAAAAAGTAATTTTACCGCCCGGTCTAGCAGAACCCGGCTTGTTTTTCTTAGAGCCTTTCTTTCTATCTTTTGGTGGGGC